CTGGGCACGCATCGCCTGTGATGCATCGTCATCCGCCCCCATGCGACACGCTGTCGTTTTGCGTCCAGCACCACCTACGACGCGCCCTTGATAGAGCCTGCGCCGCCCTCCGCTCCGAGCCCGCGCCCGACACCCTGGCCGGAGTGACGCTGGGGGTGAAGCCATGAAAATCACCGCCGAGCTATCTCTATCGATCGGATTCAGCGGCGCCGAACATCGGGAGACGATCGAGATCGACGATGCCCCGGACGGGCTCGACGAGGAAGATCTCACCGAGTGGGTGCGGGAAAATCATTGGGAGGAGTGGGCGAGCGGACACATCGAGGGCGACATCGAGATCCTGGCTCGGGATACCGATGGGGTGGAGCCATGACCGACTACCCCTGGCGCCCGGTCCACCTCGAGGCATTCTTGCGCGCGTGGTTGTCGCGGCGTGAGCAGTTGCCGCGCACCGTGTCCATTCGCGTGCCGCAACTCCTGTGGATGGTTCCGCTGTGGCAGTCGTTCACGATGCGGGTGAGCTGATGGCTGACACGTGCAAGATCTGTGGCGCGGCGGTGCTGTGGGCGACCACGAAAAACGGCAAGACCACCCCACTCGACGCCGAGCCGGCCGAGAACGGCAATCTCGAACTCGTGACGATGGGCGGCAAGTTGCACGCTGTGCCGGCCGGCAAGCAGCCGCTCAACTCCGAGCCGGTCTTGTTCTGCGAGCCTGGCGCGAAGCGCTACCGCTCGCACTTCGCGACGTGCCCCGAGGCCGGCGACTGGCGCAAGAGGCACCGATGAAGACCGGCCGGTGCGAACTATGTGGCGACCTCGGGCCGCTCAAGTCCGTCAAGGGCAGCAGCGGCAAGGCCATCCCCCTGTGCAAGCGCTGTCACCGGACGATCGCAGAACCGCTCGCGTGCCCGCCAGGTTGTGCCAACTGCGAGACCGGTGGCGACTGCCCGGACATTGCGGAGGCGGGCCGTGGCTGACGCGCTCGAACTCGACCGCTACGTGACCGCGGCCGACGTCGTGGTCGCGCTGCACTGCTCGCGATCGACCGCCTATGAGCACCTCCGGAGCGCGGCCGGCCGACCTCCAGGATCGCGCGGACTGTTGCGCGTGAGCGTCCGAACGTGGGAGCGATACGCGAAAGGGGCCTTTGAATGGCAAGCGTCGACAAGACAGGCAGCCGCAAATACTGGCGGGCGACGTTCTACGACGCTGCTGGGGTGCGACGACAGGCGTCAACCAAGTGCGTCGACAAGCGCACGGCCGAGGCTGCTGCAAGGCGGTTTGAACGAGAGGCCCAGGGTGCCGGTGACGCAGCCGAGGACCCGACCACGCTCAGTGACGCCCTCGGGCTGCTGATCGACGACCGCGAAGCGCTCGCCGCGGTAGGCAAGCGCAGCATCGAGACCGCGAGGATGTACCGGCTCAAGGCCGGCCACCTCAAGCGTATCTTCGAGGTCGACCGCAACGGCAACGAGGTGCCCTTCCGCCTCGCCGGGCTCAAGGCCGGCCACGTGGACCAGTTCATCGCACAGCGGCGCCGAGAGGGCGCGGCCGAGAACACCATCGCCAAGGAACTCGTCACGCTGCGCGCGTCACTCAAGCTGGCGAAGCGCGCCGGCCGCTACCACGGCGACATCGATGCGGTGATGCCAGTCCGCTTCGCTCCCGAGTACAAGCCGCGCGAGCGCGCGTTGACTCCGGCCGAGTTCGAGACGCTGCTCGCGAACCTCACCGCCGACCACGCCGCTCGAGCAGCCTACGCGATAGCGACTTCGGCGAATTGGGGGGAGACGGCGCGGGCCCGCCGCGACGACGAGATGCCGTTCGGCGTCCGCGTGCACGGGACCAAGCGCACGAGTCGACGGCGCATCGTCCCGATCATCCTCCCGTGGCAGCGGCGCCTGCTCGCCTACGCGCTCGAGCACGGCCAGGGCGATGGCGAGCTGCTCTTCGCTTCGAGCTACAAGAGCTTCGACGACGCGCTGCGCGCCGCATGCGCCGACGCCAAGCTCGTGCCCTGTTCGAGCAACGATCTGCGGCGCACGTTCGCGCAGTGGATGCGCCGTGACGGAGTGCCGCTCGAACTCATTGCGCCGGCCATGGGCCACGGCTCGACGCAGATGCTCGAGCGCGTCTACGGCCGCATGCCGCCCGACGTTCTTGCCGCGCGCATGGCGGCAATCGCTGGCACAACTGAGGCACAGACTCATGCACCCCAGACGGATTCATCGGACTCGGCGGACGCCACGAGCGAGGGTAAGTCCGCGAAAAGTGGTGCCCGGGGCGGGACTCGAACCCGCACTGAGTTTCCTCAAGGGGATTTTAAGTCCACCAACGAACTACTGCCACCTCCCCGAAAGTACAAGCGAAATCGCGAATATGGGATGCGCCCAGGCACAACTGAGGCACAGCGCGAGGCGTCGGGTGGCGGCGTGGTCATCGTCATGCCGCGGGCGAAGGTCGGTCGATGAGCGGTCGCTCGGCGCCGGAGGCAGAGACGTTTGCTCGAGCAGCCAGCGACGTGTGAATCGCACCACGTTGCCCCAGGACGCGCGCAAGCCGTAGCCGACCTCAGCACCAGGACACGACCACGAAAACGCGCCGTGGGTGGCGCTCCGCAAGCGAGGCGGCGGGCTACGGAGGGGCGACAATTCCCGCGAGCTGCGGACGAATCGTCAACGTCAGCGAGCCCGAGCTCGGCACGGTCCACTGATCGGTGCCGCTGAGCACGTGCCACTCGGCGAGATACTCGCCAGGCGTGTCGGTGTCGCCGGTCTGCCAGTCGTAGGTGACGACACCAGACGACGCGGGGGGAGTGATCGCGCATGCCCCTCCGACGACGGGACCGCCAGACGACAGGCGCGGCCGAATCACGAGCGTCACGGTGGCGCCGGTGAGGTCGATCGGCCCGACGCTGTCGGAGAGCGTGGCCCGCAAAGGGGGGTAGGTGTCGCCCTGCGTGATCTGGATCGTGCTCATCAACCCACCTCCACCGTGAAGCCGCCAGCCGTAGCGGCGACCGTCGTGCCCGCTCGGGCGTCTGCGAACATTGGCGTCGGAGTCACGGCCGCCGAGGTCGGCAGAATCGGCACGTAGAACGGAGTCGGCACTATGACGTCAGCCGCCCCGCCGGCGACGCACCCGCCCGCGCCGGTGACCGTGAGCACGCGGCCGACAGCGACGACCGCAGCGCCGCCAGAGACCGCCCCGCCGTCACCGACAACGACGAGCGACTGAGCGCCGGCGAGCTCGAAGGCGACCAGCGCCTCGCCTCCGGCTACCCCTCCGCCCGCCGACGACACGACGACCGCTCGGAGCTGCGCGGCCGCGCCGCCGACAACGCCGCCGCCCGAGGTGGCCGGTTGGACGGCGAACAACACGCCAGCCGTGCCGCCGGCGAGCCCGCCCCCGTCGCCGTCGACAACTAGCGACTGCACACCAGCCGTACCGAAGGCTACGCCAGCCTCGCCGCCGGCAAGTGCGCCGCCGTCTCCTGTGAGGGTGAGCACCTGGATGGTGACGCTGGCGAGTAGAGGGAGAAGAGGCATCGGCTATTCCCTAGGTGTCGGGCACCGTGTAGACGGTCGCAGCCGTGATGGCCGTCGCTGCCGCGTCGCGGGCGATGCGCAGAGCTCGGCGCGCTTTGATCTTGATCGCGGCGCCTGGCAACATGACCTCGGTGTGGAACTGCGATGCGCTCGAAAACGAGGTGAAGCGCTCGCGCGGGAAGCTCTCGACCTCCTGCCACGTGATGGCCGCGGCGTCGTTCGTCGCGTACTCGACGGTCACGGCGATCGACTGGTTGTCCTCTTGCTGCGAGATGTACTTCAGCGTCCCGGCCATGGTCAGACTCCTACGCCGAGCAAGCCAAGGCTGCCCGGAAACCCGCCAGCGGCAGGCGTGCCAAAGGTCACGGTGGGCGAAATCTCCCACCACGGGCAAAGGTCAGTCGTGAGGCCGGCGGTCAGCGCGAAGTCGGCTGCCGCGGTCGGGTCGCCGACGCGCATCTGGATGTTCTCGAGCGCAGGCGTGAAGCCGTGGAGCCCGATCTCCATGACGAGCCGGTCGCCAGCCAAAGCGTTGACGTTGGCGCCGAACGCGCGCGCCGAGTGGATCGCCGTGGCCGCGGCGGCCATCAAGGCAAACTCGGTCGAGGTCGCGTGGTAGAGCAACAGCGTTCCGCGCACTACCGAGCCGTCGCCACTGACAACGCGCAGCGAGAAGGCGAGATGCGTGTCGCCACTCGTCGTCGTCTCGGCGCACTTCCCGACGACCATCGAGATCGTGTGCGCCGTCGTGAATGAGAACGCGTCCTGTAGCGTGTCGCTCTGGTACTGCCACCAGCACCACTGCTGCGTGGTCGCAGCGGTCCATGCGAGCGTCGACGTAGCCAGCGCGGTGTCTTGCTTGGTTGTGAAGCACGGGAGGCGCGCGACGCTCGGCGCTGAGCCTGTCGGCAACTCCCAGTTGGCGTCATAGGCCAAGCTCGCCATGGGCGGCGAGCCGCTCGCGGGCATGTAGAGCCGCGTTGCCATCGCTCAGGCCTTCGACTGGAATCCGACGAGCGAGATGTACATGGTCGTGATCGCCGCGCTCACGTCGTAGGCGAGCGCCGTGTTGACCGTGGGCTGGCGCAACGGCACCGGGAACGTGATGACCGAGCCGCCGCCCTTCGGCGCCGGGGCGGTGAACAGGATGGCACCCGCCGCGCCGTCGCGGAAGTCGACAAATGCATCCGTCGCCGAGCTGTTGAAGATCGCGATCGTCGTGATGTAGTTGCGCAAGCTCGCCGCCGCCGCGAAGACGGTGCATGCCGCCGAGGTCCCGGCCGTGTCGGCGATGCGCTCATTCTTGATGTCGGCCGAGGGGCAGAGCTGCTTGACGATATGCGCGCCGTCGAGGTCGGCGATCGCATCGGAGCGGTCGGCCGCCGCAACGAGCGTTGCCGTGGCCAAGCTCGAGACGGCTCGAGCTCCCGTCTTGATCGGGTTGCCGCTGTCGGCCGCGTCGTGCGCGATGGTGCCGCCCGTCAAGCTCGCCACGTCCACGTCGCCGATGTCTACGCCAGAGTTGGCAGCGAGCTTGCCTATGGCCGCCGAGCCCGCGCCGAGCACGATGAGCGTCTTGAGGTCCTCGAGGCCCTGCGTCATCCGTCGCATCTTCGCCGAGAGCGAGCCGACGGCGCCGGCCGCCACGATGGCATCCGCATTCGCGCCGAGCGGGTCCGCGGGCAGCGTGAGAACGTCAACGTCGCCGATGTCGACGCCGCTGTTCGCGGCCAACTTGCCGATCGCTGCGGTCCCGGCCGCGAGCACGATCAAGCTCTTGAGGTCTTCGAGCCCCTGGGTCGCGCGCCTGAGTTTGCCCTGGATGCTGCCGGCCGCGCCGGCGGCTACGATAGCGTCGGCGTTGACGCCGAAGGGGTCGGCCGGGACGGTGAGCACGTCGACATCACCGATGTTGTTGCTGCCCGCGGGCAGGGTGGCCGAACCGGCGACGGTGCCTGAAGGGAGGGTCGCGACATCCACGTCACCGATGTTGTTGGACCCGCTCGGGAGCGAGGTGCCACCGGCGACGGTGCCTGCGGGGAGCGTGAGCACGTCGACATCGCCGATGTTCGCTGTCCCCGCCGCGAGCGCCACCGTCTCGCCGTCGAGCGTGACGCGCGTGTCTCCCGCTGTCGTGACCGTGGGCAGCACTAGGTTGCCGTCGCTGTAGGTCGGAACCGACGCGCGGCATAGCGCACCAGCTACGGCGGTCAGTGCTGTGCCCGGGACCGACGAGTTGTTGTCCCGCGTGCCCGTGACCTCCCACGGCGCGTCGCTGCCCTGGGTCACTGCGTTGCCGTACTCGTCGAGCTTGATCTTCCACGGGATGCCGCTGAACCGTTGCACGACTTGGACGCGCATGAACGCCTGGCCCGTACCGCCGTTGACCACGCGGACCCTGAAGAAGTTGGCGTGCGCGACGTGCATCTCATTGAAGACGATGGTCCCCGGATACGGCGCCGACGCGGTCACGTCCCACGTCACGCCGTCGACGGACTCTTCGAGATAGAGCGTCGCCGCGACGTCGGCCACGAAGAACATCGTCAACGCCATGCCGCCGATCTTTGTGTCGTAGGCCTGCGAGGTCCATTCCCCGGCGATGCCGAGCGGCGTTTGCGAGGTCGAGATCGCATAGGCGTTCTGCGCCACGGAAGCCTGCGCGCTCATCGACTGCATCACCGAGAAGAACAGCGACGACTGTGCCGAGCCCGAGTCGTTGGTGAACCGAAAGCGCGAGTAGCGCGCGAACGAATCGTGGTGGACGCGGTACGACTCGCCAGCCATGTACGGCGTCTCGTGTGACCACGCCACGGTCGACCCGTCGAGCGACTCCTCATGCTCGACCTTGCCAGCCTTGTCGGTCACGGCGACGAGCGTGAAGTTCTGGCCCTGGTGCTGCGCATCGAACCACGGCGTCGTGTAGCTCGCGCCGTTGCTGAGCGGCGTCGTGCTCGAGTCGATGACGGTGTGCTGCAGCTCGAGGTGCACGGGCATCGGATTCGTGAGAGACACGTCGCCATCGCTGACGCCGTCGGTGCCGAGCGTGAGCTTGACGCGCTGGTGCTGCACGCCGCCGATGTCGTCTGTGGCGATCGGCGTCGCGCCCGCGGGGTTGTAGTTGACGTTGTCGGCCATGGCTGTCGGCTCCTAGGTGGGCGTGCCCTTCGAGAGCTGGAACTTGAGCGTCACGTCGGCATGGTCACCGTTGTTCGCCGGCGTGAAGTTGATCGCGAAGCGCTCGGCGTAGACAAGCACGCCGTCGCCGTCGACCACATAATAGCCGTAGAGCGTCGGGTTGCCAGTCAGTGCGCCGGTGAAGGTGAAGACCTGCTGCGCGTAGGCCACCTGCTGAATGCCGCCGACCTGCGAGGGCGTCCACGAGCCGTTGGTCAGCGCCTTGTCGGCGTAGCCACCGCCGGTTGCAACGGTGAAACTCCCGGCCGTGCTCGAGTCCAGCGGCGTGTAGTCGTTGGTGTAGAGCTTGAGCGTGTGATTGTTGCCGCCGCCCGGCCGGGTGTTGTTGTAGTAGGCGACCAAGAGGGCGTTCGCCCCAACGTCTGAAAGTACGAGTGCCATTGTCGTGATCTCCTACTGCGTGATGAGCTAGCCCTTGAGCTTCGCGGCTGCCTCGGATGCCAACTTCGCGATGACCTCGGGCGAGGCGTAGAACGCCGGCAGCCCGGGCGAGCTCGTGGCCTGCTTCTGCTCGCCGAGCTTCGCCTCGATCAGGCGCGCTAGGTAGTCGTTGAGGTCGAGCCCGCTCTTGGCGAGCATCGCGGTGAGCGCCGGGAGCTGCGCGGCGCCGAGCACCTTGGTCGCGTCGACCGCCTTGCGGAGAGACTCGAGCTGCGCCGACTTCGTGAACGCCTCCGGCCCCCTGGCCTTGATGTCATTGGCGTAGGTCTGCGCGACAAGGTTGACGGCCTGCTCGGCGGCGCCAGAGAAGAAGTCAAGCATGTCGCTCGCGGCGCCGGTCTCCTGCACCTTGGCCTTGCTGCGCACCAGGGACACGAGCGCGTGGATACCGATGCCCACGTAGGGCACGAGCGCCATGACGAGAGCGGGGACTGCGTACGCAAGAATCTGGTCCAGCATGATGGAGCTCCTACGTCGGCGAAATCGCCGACAACAGTTGATAGCCAGCGGCAAACATTCGCCGCTCAACCTCGCGAGTGGGCAGAGCACGCCACGAACTTCCTGCGTTGAGTTGGAGCCGGGAGCGCACGGCGAGCGTGAGCTCAGGGATCGAGAGGCCGCCGCCAGGGCAGCGCTTGGCGGGATCGACCGAAGCGTTGGGCAAGTCGGTGTGACCGACGATCGGCGCGCGGGCGTAGAGGGCCAGCTCGGCACAGACACGCACCAGCGACTCGTACTGCGCGCGGTTGGGAGTCTCGCCGACGACGGCGACGGCGAGCGAGGCATAGTTGTAGCGGCGCGCGTGCGCCCCGACGCGGTCGAGCGCGAGCATCTGCTCGGCGGCACCGGTGGTCCTGACGAGCACGTGGTAAGGCGCGCGGTTCGTCGTGTAGAAGCCCATCGGTCCACGGCAGAACGCGGACACGAGCAACGGCCCGTCGAGCACGTCGTCGGCGATCGGCTTCGGGTTGTGCGGCTCGAGCTCGGCGAGGCTCGTCTTGTGGATCACGATCCACTTGAGCGGGTGGACGACCGGGAGCGGGTTGGGTGCCATGCACTCGGCGATGCGGTTGGTGACGGTCATCGGTGGCGCCGCCTCCGCCAGGAGATGCCCGAGGCCCACACGATGACGATCAAGGCCAGCGCGACGCCGATCATCGCCAGCCGAGCGTCGTCATCGACGAAGACGCGAACGGCGTGTGCGGCCGCGATCACTCGCTGCTGTAGCGTCACGGCTTGCGCCCCCCGGATTTGAGCAGCACGTCGTAGATGCGGTCGAGCTTGCGGTCGTTGCGATCGAAGGACTCCTTGATCGCCTCTCGCACCTCGGCCCGCGTCGCCGCATCGCCGGCCCGCACCTCGGCCTTGGTCGCGTCGTCACCAGCACGGATCTCGGCGTGGATGGCGTCAAAGGTCTGCCTGGCTTCCTCGCGCGTGAACACGTCCCATCTGATCCCGATCAGGTTCGCGGCGCCGGCCATTGCGACCAGGCTTGTGCCAAGCATCGCCAGGATCTTGATCCACCACAACAGACGCTTGCTCCATGTCCAAGGCGTGCTAGAGTCGCGCGGGGCGTGGGATGCGGGGAGTGCTTCGGCGTGGGCCATCGTCGTCTCCTACTGAGCTGCGGCCAGATCTTCAGGGGTGAACGCTCGAGCGACATCGACGAGCTCGCTGCCGGCGCCGCGCGACACCTCGCAGGGCATGGGCAGTGCGCCAGCGTCAGGCGTGCAAGCGTTCTTGCCGCCCTCGCCGGGGCCGTACAGCAGGCCGTAGCGGCAGAGCGTACCGTTGCCCTGTAGCCAGCAGTCGACGACGCCGGCGAACATCGTGATGCAGTTGGCGCGCGTCGTGATGCCGAGGCACGTGGTCACCGCCTGGCCGAAGCTGCCGAGCCACAGCCCGCCGACGACCGATCCCACCCACTGCCGCGCGCCCTCGGCGATGTAGAGCGGCGCCACCACGCGCACGATGACCTTGCCACCGAGAGCCGCGCCGGTCTTGTAGCTCCAGTAGGCCGACACGTCGCACGCCGAAGGCTTGATCGTGCAGACGCCGGCCGCGCAGTCGCCGAGGATGCGATCACCGTAGGCCGCGGGGACTGCTGTCCCGATCGGCACCGCGAGGTAGACGGTCTCGCGATGCTGCGGGTCGGCGTACTTGGCCACGGCCGTCGCCCACTCGTTGCAGTTCATCGGCGGCGCGACGGTCTGCGCGCCCTGCGTGAGAGCGATCCCGAGCGCGACGGCGCTGCCGACCACGAGCGCAGCCGCGGCTACGAGTACTGTGCGAATACGGCTCATCGAATCACCCGGAAGTTACTCAGAGACGCGCCGCCCGGCATCTGTGAGGCCGCTGCCGTGTCGGTGCCTAGGTAGACGCGCACGAGCCCGGTTGGCGAGGTCAGCGCCGTCGTTGCGGTCCCGGCGCTCACGCCGTTGATGCGTAGCTCGTACTGGTCGCGGTCGTAGGAGCCGCGCACGTCGAAGCGCACAGGCACGCCGGCCGTGTACGACTGCGCGCCGCTGGTGATGAGCGGCACACCACCTGGCTGCGAGCCGAGCAGCACGGCCGAGCCGTTGGTGTAGACGCCCACCCACTGCGTCGCGCCGGCGTTGCTCAGAAAGAGGATGTTGCCGACGCCGGGCGCGCCGGTCACGAGCGGCGTCCAGTCGACGGTGACGCGCCACGAGCCGGTGAGGTTGCCGGAGCCGTCTACCACGGGCGTCGCGAGCGCGTAGCTGTCGGTGTCCGCTCCGCACGTCACCGCTGCCGCTGCCGTGTGACAGTAGATGGGCGGGCAGAGGGAGCCTTTGACCACCTGCATGAAGCCGATGTAGTTGTGCCCCTGCTCGCCAGCGCCTCCCACGCCCTGCGTCGGGTACATGATCACGTAGACGCCCGTGCACGCTCCAGCCGATCGCGTGTGCGTCCAGCGCAGAAGAGAGCCGGTCTGCACGACCGCCTTGCTCGCCTGAACATCGTTCGACGTGCAGCCCGTGTTCTCGAGGAAGCTGGCGCTCATGTACTGCGCGGAGTCGTCGGCCGCGGCCCACACACACAAGGACATCGTCTCGCCATTGGCGATGCCAGCGCTGGCAAACACGACGTTTTGATAGAGGTCAGCAACATAGACCGCGCTCGCGTCGGTGAGCTTGCAGATGGAACGCGCGTCGGCGAAGGGGCTCTTGCTCGTGTTACCGCAGACGTAGGCTCCGGCCACGTCCTGCGACCACCCCGTCACGCTGCCGCTCGAGTAGAGCACGTTGTTCTTGACGGCCTGATGCACGAGCAGCCCCGCCGTCGTCGTGCCGCCGCCGGCGAGCCCGACCGGGATTTGAGCGGCGAAGATCGGGGCGTCGTCGGCGCTCGAGACGAGCAGCCCGCCCGACCAGTAGAACACAGGGCCGGTGTTGGTGAACGTCGCGGCTTCGGCTCGTGAGCCCGTCACGCTCGAGACGAGCGGCGCGGCCAGGCGAGGTAGCCCGCGATAGAGCCCCTCGTCGTCAACGGCCGCGGGCTGGGTGAGCAGCGCGGCGAGCAAGAGCACGGTCGTCACGCGCTAGCCCCCGATGAGGATGGCGTAGACCGTGACCGTGTCGCCCGCGGCCGCGCCGGTCGCGGTGAAGCGAAAGCGAGTGTACGGCGCCGTGATTGCAAACTTGACCTGCCACGTGTCGCTCGCGCTTACCGCCCACACGCGCGCCTCGGCGCCCATCGTCACGGTCGGCGGGGCCAACGCATCGCCGAGTTGCTGGATACCCCAGGGCGGCCCACCGAGCCCGCCAGCGTCGGTGACCAAAGCGTCGTCCTTGTAGAGCTGCACCGCGCTCGCGCTTGTGCGCACGTAGCGGATGATGAGCACGACCTGCTTGTAGCCTCGGGTGTCGAGCTCGAAGCTCGCGCACAGCGGCGTGTCGGTGTTGCCGATGTCGGCCGCGCACGCCACGTTGACGGGCTGGGTGGTCAGCCGCGCGGCCTCGAGCGGTAGCATGTACTGCGACATCGGAGCCGGGCCGGGGACGGCGGCTTGCGCGGCGGACGCGAGAACGAAGAGCAGCAGGGTGAGCAGGACGTTAAGCAGGCGGGCGAATCGCACGGGGGACCTCCTGGGTGTCAGCAGGTCCATCAGGCACGCGCGTACGCCGGAGGTCAGTAGCAAAGTGCGCTCGGCCCCCGGGAGGGGCCGCAATCAGGCCGTGCGATGCGGGGATGGCGGGCTCTGAATTTGTACCGGTTACCTGACGCGATTGATCGACAGGAACGAGTTCACCGTGCCGTCAAAGGCGAACGTCCATGCGTTCAGCGCTGCTGGTGACCACGTCACGCCGATCTTCGCCTGGATCGAATCGCCTCCGAACAAGATTCCGCGCCAGGTGAAGTCGAAGAAGTTCTGAGCGCCACCATCGCATGGGTACTGGTTCGCACCCATGTTCGGATACTCCACTCGTCCCAGCTCGAGGTTCTGGCCATTCGCATAGACATAGTGCACGTACGAAGCGGTCTTGCCTGAGGCCTGACCGGCGCGCCACCGGTAGTGGCACGTCACGTCGTACACGCCAGTCTCGACGATCTTGATCGCCTTGTTCGTGGCGTCGACCAGGCCAGCCTCGTCGATGATGGCCGTGTCGAATCCGAGCACCCAGGTCCCGCTGGTGACCACCGCTGGGGCGTCGATCAACGTGTTGCTTCCCTTGGCGCTGGCGAATTTACGAGTGGAGATGCCGGTGCGAATGTCGAGAGCTAGCCACCGATCCCATCCTCCGCTCGGCTTGCCGCGCAGCCCGAGCGTTGTCTTCGCGCTGTCCTTGGTCAACGAGTGGTTGATGGTGGTGATCGCAAGGTCGGTGTCGACGTCGAAGTGCGTGCCGTTGGCCGAGAAGCGCACGAGGTCGCCGATCTCAACGTTGTAGATGTAGGGCGTCTCGGCAGTCTGCTCGATGACCGGGTCCTTCAGGTCAGACAGCATCGCGTTCGAGAAGGCGGTTGCCTCGGTCGACGAGTCGATGTTGCTCGTCGAGGCCTCGCCGACAATCATCGGCCGGCGGCGATATCGTGTGATGCTCGTGGAATCGGTTGTGGTCGCCCTTCCTTCTCCCACCGGAGAACGGGCGGTGTACTGCACCGTGATGGCGTTTCGGATCCCGGAGATCGCGAGCCCGACACGTGGCAACGCCACGTACTGAGAGCTCCCGAGCGTGAGGTCGGGGGTCGTCTTCGCGCGGTCTGGCGTCCAGAACGTGTAATGAAAGGCGCCGGCGCCGGAGTCCCACTTGTAGCGGGCGTCCCACCCGATTTGCTGCGCGAGTTTTCGCACGGCATCGCCGACGAACGTCCGTTCCTGCATCCACTTGTGGACGTTCCACCCGGGGCTTGACGGGGTGTAAAGCGTGACCACGCTGGTGCCGATGGTCGCGTCGATGATCGCCTGCATCTGACCCTCGACGCTCGTGCCTGCGTCGGATCCGTAGACGTCATCCGTCTCAATGAAGGCGTCCTGCAGCCTGGCACCGAGATCTCTGCACTCGAGTTTCAGCGACTCGCCGCCCATGTCGAGCGAGTCGATGTAGCCGTCGAAGACGAGGCGCCAGTCGGCAGCGCTCGGGCTCATCATCAGAGGCATCATCGCCGTCGAGATCTTGAGGCGCCGGCCGATGTCGATCATCGGCGTGTAGACGCCGCCAACAATGTTGAGCGGCGAGGCGCGCACGAACGGAGAGAGCGACCAGACGCCGCCAAGCGGCTGCATCTCGCGCTCGAGCGTCACCGTCGAGGACGCGACCGGGTCGTCGACGTTCTCGCGGAGCTCGGCGGACACGAGCCAGTCGAAGCCGACGAGGTTGGTCAGGTCCTGGTAGGTGCCGGCGCCATCGCGGTCGATCTCGACCCTGACATGCGTCGACCACGCGCCGAGCGCGAGCAGTGCGGACTCTTGCGCCGTGAGTGTCCGCACGTCAGATCTCGGTGATGGAGAAGTTGAGGACTCGGCCGGACGACTGCCACACGCCAGAGTTGTCAACAAAGCTGGAAGGATCAGAGCCCTTGACCTGAACGAACGCATCGACCGCCGCCCTTCCGCTGATGATGTCGCCCGTGACCCTGTGCTTCGGCCACAGCCCGAGCATAGCACCGGCACCTGACGAATACATCTTGGCCACTGTCGACGCGTGGGGTCGGCATCGCAGGAAGGTCACCGGCCCAATCGGCCCGGTGAACGTGGTCACGTCTGGCGTGTAGCCGCCGACTGTGGCCCCGCCAGTCGATCCCACGTCAAGCGTCGTGAGGCCGCTCAAAGGGAAGGAGATCACCGAAGACGTAGAGGTGCTCCCGATCAAAACCCCGTCTACATACAGGTCGGTGATCACGCCGCCGTCTGCAAGCACCGGTGAGTGGGCCAGCGTCAGCATGTGCCATGCCTGATTAACCGCGAACACTCCCGCGACCGGAAGATCCATGATGCCGATGACGAGGTTGACCGTCCCCGCTGCCGAGATCCCGATCGAGAACGTGGCGCCGCCATAGAGTAGAAACTGGCGATAGCTCGTTGGCATCTTGTCTGGGCGAAACCAGACATTGACCGCCCAGTCGCCCGACCATCCAGCGAATGGATTGTGCGTCGAGTCGACGAGCTGCAGGCGGCCCGTAGTCGCGATCGAAGAACCTCCAGCGGTCCAGATCGTCGGCGCCCCTGCTGCTGCCTGGATCATCGCACGGTCGACGTAGATGGTAACGCCAGAGTTTATTGATGGTTCCCGAATATAGATGCCAGCGGTCAGTCCGGCAGTGGTGGTAACGAGCGGCGGGCAAATGTAGGTCCAGCGTGTCGACGACAGCGTGACCACAACGTCTGCCGACAGATGCGTACCGTCACTGATGCGCACGGTGATCGTTGGCGTGCCGGACTCGGCCCTGAGATATACGCTACCGACGTAGGATCCTGCCGTGGTGATGGTGCTCGGCAAGATCACGGTGTCGATGAACGCGTTGCCCGAACTCTTGTACGCGATTTTGAGCGCGCCTGAGCCGGTATCGAGCGACACGTTCCCGTCACGAGAAAGGACAGCGCCCCATGTCGAGTAGGCGCTACCGATCGTGGTGTTGAACGATGCCGTCTCGGCACTCAGCAGATTCGTCGTCGGATAGTTGAGCCGCAGCGACTTGTTGCCCAGGTACTCACCAAAAGGAACGTCGCTCACCCTGGCGTACCACCCGCTGGACAACAGATCGTACGGGCTGAATCCAGGTAGGTGGTTGACGTTCGCTGGTGTCGGGGCGATGTATCCTGACGAGCTGTTGGCGTTCGCGGTTAACGGGAAGTGGACGCCGCTCGCTTGCAGTATGGACGCTAGCGCCTCGGCCTCAGTTTCGGGCATCGGCGTCGTCACGACATCCCATCCGCGCCTGACCGCGCGCACGCCCGACAGCGCGGCACCGCTGAACGCGCGCGAGCGCCCGCCGATCTCTTCGTAGACCTGCTTCGCGTGGCTGTCTGCAACTGGGATCGTAATGCCGTCGATTTGAAGGAAGGCCATCAGCGCTCCTGCGTCTTCCTGCCGCCAACGTACGGTGAGGTCGTGGTGAGGTTCGAGCCCGTGCGGATGACGTTGTCGCGCTTGAGCGTCTCGACGACGGCCGCGGCGACCTCGGCCGTGGGCGCCTGCACCGTCATGTTGTGCACCTCGATGCGTGGCGCTTGGTCGATCACCGTCGAGCCGCCGCCCGCCGTCGCGCCAGCCAGCGCCGGAGTCATCTGGCCGAAGTCGGTCGCGTTGAAGCGCGCGAGCGCCACCTTGTAGCCGCTCGGGACGTTGGACAGGCTCTCGGCGACATCGGCCACGGCGTCACCAGCCTCATTGAGGTTGTCAGCGAGGTCCTTTGGGGCCTTGACGACATCGGCCGGCAGCATCGCCTCGAGCTGCTTGGTCAACGAGTTGATCTGCTCCTGAAATGCTGCATCGCCAGAGAGCACCGCCGCTCGCTTGGCCGACTTGATGACGCTTTCGCCCTCGCTGTGGTCGGCCATGCCTGCAGCAACGAGCTTCATCTCGTCTTCGATGCTCTTGAAGACGGCGTCATGCTCTTTCTTGATCCTATCCGCACCCGAGGTATCGGGCACCTTCTGTCGATCGTTCATGCTCCAATCGGCATCCCAATCGACATTCATCTTCTTGGCGCGGACCTTCTTCGCTGCCTTTCCGGCTCCAGGGACCCAATCGAGAACGTCGGCCACGATATCGAGGACCGTATTGACCACCGATCCGATGGCATTGGCGATGTACTGAATCACAACCGCGATCGCCTGTAGCGCCGGCTCGAGCAGGTCGATCACCAAAGAGACGAGGCCCGCGGCTATGCCGAGAAGCGGCTTGAGCGCTTCGAGCACTGGGTTCAGAGCCATGACGAGCTCGCCAACGATGTCGTTGATCATCTGCACCATGTCACCAAACGCGGGCGCCTTCATGAGCAGCGCCAAAACAGCCGCGACGGCGGCGCCAATCGGGCCGGCTGATGCGCCCTGCATGGCCGCGTTGATCATGTCGCCGGCGTCTCCCATGGACGACAGGACGCTATTGCCGAGTTGTGCGGCAGCCTTGTCGATGTCATCACTTGCCTTCTGTGATGCCTTTGACGCCGCGAGGCTCACGCGTCCGTACTCGTCCATCGCCTCCGACTGCGCCTTTTCCGAGTCCGCGCTGACGTAGCGGTGGGTCATCTCGTCGATGCTCGTGTCGCTCATGACGTTCATCGGCGTCTTGCCGGACTCACCGGAGAAGTTGAAGGCGTCAGCAGTCTTTGCCTTCTTCGCGATCTCTTCGTGGGCGCCCTTGATCAGAGCACGGGTCTCTTTGAGCTTGGTGTTGTACTCCTCTGTCTCCTTGATCTGGTTTTCCCACGCCTTTTGCTTGGCTATCGCAGCCTGCGTGCTGCGATAGTCGTCGAGCGCCTTGCTCGCCTCATTGGTCTTGTCCGTCATCTCGATGAACGCCGCGGCCTGCGCCGACGAGATGTAGCCCCAGGTCGACACGGTGCCAACGGCGTTCTCCGAGAACGCCTCAAGCTGCTCTCGTGGTATCTCGGCCAATTCGGCGTGGTCGCTCATGAAGGCATCGAGCGAGCTCCTCGCCGAGTCGTAGGCTCTTTGCAGTCCCATCCCCTCGACATCCATGCCGAGCATCGCCGAGAACTTGTCCTTGGCGCTCTGAGCCCCATCCCTGAGCTTCGTGAGAGCGTTGGCGATGTTGTCGAACTTCTGCTTGTCGAGCTTCGCTGCCTCCGCGATGGCTTCGGTGATGTGCTCGGCGAGCTTTCCCACCGCGAGCTTGGCCAGCTCGACGCCGACGCCGAACGGTCCCTCAGTCATCGCGACGCCAATCTTGGCTAGGGCCCCGGCCGTGCCCGAGCTCATGCCCGTGAGCTCCGATAGTTCGTTGGCGAAGAAGCGCGCCTCTCTCCCCGCCTTGACCTCTTCCGAGCGATAATCCTTCAAGCGCTCGGTGAGTGTCTTGTGTTCCTCCGATGTCGACGTGAGCCCGGACGCTTGATTGCGGATGGCGTCCCCGGCGGCCTTGCCGGCGTCTTCGGCGGCCTTCATTGACGCGACCTCGGCGTCTACCTCGGCACGGAACTTCTCATGCGCCGTCGTGTCGCCGAGTCCACGAAACAGCGTCTCGAGCGAGGTGGCGCTCTTCTCTGCCGACGCGCCTAGACCGGCAAGCGTGGTGCTCACCTCCGTCGATGAGACGCCGAACTTCTCCATGGCGTCCATCGCGCCCTTCATCGCGGCATCGAACTCCGCGGTGATGGCACTGAGGGTGACGTCGAGATCGCCCGCGCTAGTAGACATGCGTCACCTTCGCGCGCGCGCCTGCGCTCGTTTCTTGCGGTAGTACTCGCGGATCTCTTCTCGCGTCATGCCCTCGAAGGAGCGCGACTTGCCGATGAGGTGAGCGGGGTTGATGGCCTTCTTGTAGTGCGGCGTCATGATCCAAGCCGCCATCCGTGCGTTCGAGCGCAGCACATCGTCGGCTGCCTCGCCTCGGCCCTGCAGGTAGAGGGAGAACTCGTAGGGCGTCATCGCCCAGAAGCGGTCGAATGCGAGCCCTATTCGGGCTGCGGTGCGGAGGCGGGACTCCCAGTCCCAACCCCCGCCAGAGGAGGGTGGTCGGCATCGTCAGCCTCCTGCTCGTCGTCATCGGCGCTCGCTTCGTCTTGCTCGTCGTCTTCGATCTGCCTGAACCGCTCGGCGACGCCGGGCCCCTGGAGCGCGAGCACGATCGCCTTCATTACCGCGGCCACGAAGACCGAGGTCTTGCCGTACTCCTTGCCCAGCAAGGTACCGACCTGACGCGGGGTCAGCCGGACCTCGCGACGCAAGCCAACCGCGATGGCGGCGCGTAGGAACGAGATCGAATCCGCCTCACCCTTGCGCAGGATGCCGACGACAGAGCACCCGCCAAGAGTATCTTCGAGGTCCGCGATGTCGTTCTGGGTGAACGCCAGCGTGCGGTCCTTGCCGTCGATGTGGATGGTCGCTTCGCCGCGCCAAGCATTCGCCATGGTGTGCTACCTCGCGGCCCGAGCCGCTTACTGGGTGTCGGTGGTGCGCGTGCCGCTGAGCTGGATCTGGATGCTCAGCGCGTTGTCATCGTCGTTCGGCGAATCGTCCGACATGTCGGTGATGATGCCCTGCTGGCGGTACTGCTTCTTTCCCGAGCCGGTGTCGGGGCGGAACCGGAACCACACCGTCGTGCCGGCCTCGTAGGACGTCCAGCAGGCGGCCTGCCCCGTGTCGGCTTCGTCGTAGGCGCAGTCGACGCTCAACGTCGCGTCCTTGCGGCCGGCGCCGTACTCTTCGTTGTCGCCTGAGTCGTGCGTCGTGCGCTTGATGGTCGCGCGCTTGCTGCCGAGCTTGACCGTCTTCGAGCTGCCGATGTTGGCGTAGACCGTGCCGCCGTCCGTCGAGATGGCTGCGAACCCGAGACGACCAGTTACCTTTGCCATGGGAGTCCTCCGCTACCGAGCGCGCTTGATGGCCGCGATCGTGACGTTGGTGGCGTCCGCGATGTCGACGAACGTCTTGCCGAGGTCGGCCGCACCGAGTTGGTTGAAGAGCTTGATCGGGTAGGGGCCGCCCGAAGACTTGCCGGTCGTTGCCGGGCAGGTGAGGGTTTTGTCGCCGGTGCGCCCGTTCTCGTCGGTGACGCCCTTGACGACGACGGCCTTGGGGGCGGCGTTCGTGTTGAGCACCAGGAGGTCGACCATGCCGCTCGTGTTGTCGAAGTACATGCCGTTGCCGCTGTCGCCAGCGGTCATCGTGACGCTATCGATGCCGCCGCCGTTGGGTCCGGCCTCCTGCAGGGGGATCACGGTGCGAGGCATGGGCTACTCCTTTGGCGTGGGGTAGGTGATGGTAAATGGCGTCTCGATCGGCTTCTCGGTGGGCGGCCACTCGACGGCCTGGCCATCGGCGGTCCACGCATCGGCGAGCTCGCTGTCGACTAGCGCAAGCGCGCCCTTGGGGTAGGTGATGGTTGAGCCGTCGGGCCGCTCGATGCGGGCCGTATCGGTCATCGTCACGTGCTTCGGCTCGCTCATTGCTCGTGCTCCATCTCGACGTTCACCGTCCACAGGTGCCGCGCCGCCTCGTCTTGCCCGAGGTAGTTGGGCTCGGATTCCCTTACGCGAATATCAACGTAGCCCGCGACGGCAGCCTTGTGGATCGCATTCCGCACGGCGCGCACGAGCGTCTGGCCGCCGTCGAAGTCCTGCGCGTCCGAGCGCACGGTGATTTGCACGGTCGAGCGGCGCATGTCGGTGCTGGAAGGGCCGAGAAATGGCCGTGGTGGGTAGCCACCTGACGCGAGCACGAAGACGGACTTGGCAGGCACGCCGGTGCCGGCGGCGCGCTCTGGACCGCGCCACAAATTTGTACCGGAGACGAGACCGATGCCCGCGGCTACGAGCTGCGTGACAACGTCGGAATCGGGTGCGGTGGCCATGGCTTACTTGCCCTTCCGCGGGCGAAGGCTCTTCGCGATGCGAGCTCGCTTGCGCTTGGCCGCCCCTGGTTTGCGTGAGGCGCTCGACTTTGCTTGGCGCGCGGCGCCGGCGGCTGATGCTGCAGCGGCCGTCGACGAGCTCGAGCCGGACGAGAGCACGTCCATCCCCTTGCCGCTCGCGACGAATCTCTTGATGCGGTCGGCCATGCGCGACGCAAACCCGGAGCTCGCGGCCTTGAGCGGGATCTCGAGGAACTTCGCCTCGCCAACGGGGTGGTAGGCGTGCATCCGCTCGTGCACGGCGAGCGCGTAGTCGGTGCCGTAGCCCACGTGCACGACGGGCCCGCCAGGACCATCTTCGGGCGGCGAGCAGTAGTGCGTGGCGCGCAGACGCCCCGTGTCGACGGGCACGAGCTTGACGCTCTCGGCTTCGATCGCCAGGCCCTCGGCGAAGAGAGCTGCCGCGGCGGCGCGTGGGTACTGCTGCCGAAGCGCCTCGAGCTTCTTCCTGGCCTTCTCGAGGCCCCTGAGCTTCAGGGGCGTGCTCACAGGTAGGTCTCGTAAACGGTTAAGGTGCCGCCAGGCGACGACGCGCGCTTGACCGTCAGCGGGCGCTTGGCCGCGTTGTTGTCGGACGGGTTGGTGCCGGGGAGCCAGATGCGCGAGCCCATCGGGATCTCGACGTCGCTCGCGATGACCGCCTCGCACTGCAGCTCGGTGTTGTCGCGGCCGTAGATGAACTTCGTGCCGTACTCCACGCGCGCGCGTGCCGTTGTCTGCGCTCCAAACGTAGGGTCGCCAGCCGCACTCACGGACGCCGGCGGCGAGAAGGTCACCGTGGCGTCGAGCATGCCGCCGAGGCTCATACGATGACTCGCTGGTAGCTCTGCAGGATTGCCATCGCCTCGATCGGGAGAGAATCGCCGCCGGCGCCGCCGCGCGCGAACGTCACGCTGTAGCCGAGCAAGCTCTCGGACTGCACCGTGCGGTCTCGGCCGCGCTTGCGGTAGGCGGAGACGGCGCCGAGGATGCAGGCCTGCTCGAGGTCGTAGGGCAGCGTGCGCACGACTGCTGGCGTCTCGCCTACCGCCGCTGCTTCGTCCTTGGGCAGCACGTAGCCGCCCGTGTAGGTCACGAGGTAGAAGAGCCGCGAGGTTCCGGGCAGCGAGTCGACCGTGGTGTTGCGTGCGCCGAGGTTGGCCTCGTAGGTCGAGTTGATGAAGCGCACGAGGCCGGCCGTGGCGTCGTCGATCTCGTAAACGCTCGGGTCGATGGTCGCGCCGTAGTAGGTGATCGACTTGATGCCCTCGATGGGCGTCCGCTCGAGCACCAGGTGCGTGGCGCCCTCGGCCGGCTTCTTCTCGGTCCAGTCGACGGCGCGGCCGAACTTGCGGTCGCAGAGCTGCTCGATGATGCCGGAGTAGACGTTGATCAGTCGCTCGATGTAGCTGTCATCGGCGGCCGAGGTGACCGCGAGCTCATCCTTGACGGTGGCGATTGTCGTGAGTGCGTTTGCTGCGAGTGCCATCGGTGTCGGCCTTTCGCTTCGACGCGGCGACGATCGTGCCTGACATCACTAGCGTCGCTTCGACTTCCCCGCCGGCTGCGGAACCGGAGCAGGAACCGCCTCCGGCGGGGAGATCGTCACGACCGTCGGGTCAGGTTGAACCGCGACCACGGTATCGACGACGACAGACGGGGAAGAGAAGGGCACGGCGTAGGCGGCTACGCCCCTCTCGACGAGGTGCCGCGCTGCCTGTGCCTCGAATCCAGCTTCCTCGCCGCCGTTGTAGGGCGGCGAGGCGTGCAGGAACCTGACGGTGACGAGCTCGGCCACGGCTTACACCGGGAGCGGGCTGCCGCCACCGAAGACGTACTGCGCCGTGTAGTGTCCCGTGTCCGCGCTGCCTGCCGACAGGTCGCAGGTGATGTCGACGCGGAAGTAGCGCTTGCGGCCCTTGAGGACCATGTCGAGCGTCTTGAGGCACGTGACGTTGCCGCCGCCGCCCGGGCCCGTGCCGGCGAGGCCATCAGCCAGTGCGAAGAGTGCGACCGCGGAGCCCCAGTTCGAGCCGTCATCCGACTCCAGGATCTCGGCGGCAAACTTGCACGTCGCGGCGTCGCCGAGCGTGAAGAGGCCGGCGATGGTCAGCACGGCGCTCTCGGGCATGTTGTGCGTGGCGCGGTCGACGGTCGCCCCCGTGCGCTTGACGTTGTCGGTCGCAGCCGCGGCGACGATCAGGACCGGCGCGCCCGTGGTACTCGACGCGCCTGCGTAGGCGTGCGAGACGTGGCCGCCGATGTCGGTAGTGGGTCGGATGCTCATCTGTGCTCTCCTTGCATGGGCCCGAGTCTCCCCGGGCCCGTCACGAACTCTTGTCAAAGGTCAGCCGCTAGGCCGCCGTCTACATTACTGCCAGTCGACGCTGCGGAGGATGGCGATGTCCTTGCCGTCGTAGAGCGACGTGAAGTCCATGCGCTTCTTGAGCACCAGCGTGGTCTGGTCCTGGCTCAGGCCCGACACGACGGCACCGCTGGTGCTGTCGTAGTAGGCCGCGCCCTTGACCACGTCGATCTCGAGCTCGCCCGTGTCGCCGATAACCAGCGACTCGAAGTCACCGAACTCGATGTCCGACTCGTCGTTGGTGCCGGCGGTCGACGTGTTGAGGTTGTTCGGGATCTGGGTGGTCGACCCGTAATTGAAGCCCCACAGCTGGCCCTTCGCCATCTGGTCGGCGAAGACCGGGATGCCGTTGGCGTTGAGCAGCGTTTTGAGGAACCACTCGGTGCGCTTCGAGAAGGCGAAGCCGCACTTGACCATCGGGATGTTCTGCGTGGCCAACCGCTGCACGACGCGCCCGAGGTCGGCGTAGACCTCTGCGAGCGTCGCCGTCGCGCCGGCGTGGGTGATGTTGAAGACGTTGGCCGCGAGCGCCCGACTCAACATTCCACGCGGGCTGTTCTCGCCGCCGACGCTGCGCAAGAACGCGAGGTCTTCACCGCGCTCATAGGCGCGCCTCGCCTCGCGCTCGACCCAATCTTGGGCCGGGGCGCCGGCGTCCTTGAGCAGGTCGTTGCTAATGGGCACGACGACCATCGCCTTCTTGGCGGTCATCACGACCTGGCCCGTCGCCGGCTGGCTGCTCGGGGCGTTGGTGTTCTCGCCGACCCAGTTCATCGTTGCGCCGCTGTCGCCGCGCGGCAACGAGATCTGGCCGAGGGGCATCGGCACGGTGCGCGCGCCGAGGATGCCGCGGACGATGGCCTGCGCGCCGAGCGAGTCGATGAACTCGCCCATCTGCTGCGGCACCAAGAAGCCGCCGGCCGAGCCAGTCGACTCGCCGAGCGCCTTCGTGACGTGCTCGTCCTTCATGCCCTTGGCGAAGTCGAGGGCCTTGTTGCGGTCACCACCCGAGGCGGCTAGCGAGAGCAGGAAGCGGGCCGACTTGCGCTGACGAGTGCGAAGGTCCATGCCATCGGAGCTCGCCACGTCGGCGGCCTTGCCCGCGCCCAGGTCGCCGATGGTGGTCTGCGCGCCGCCGGCGGGCTTGACCTCGATGGACTTGCGCAGCTGGCGCTCGACGATCTCGGCCACGACGGGCTCGATCTCGGACTTCAAGATCGGCAAGATCTCCTTGCGGAACATCTCGACGGTCGGGTTGGTCTTGCTCTCTTCGGCCATTGCAGTCTCCTAGTCGATGCGGCCATGCGCCTTCCGCATGGCTTTCTCGATGCTGTCTTTGGTGATCTCTCGAATGAGATTGGGAAGCTCGGCCTTGATGACCGCGGCGATCTCCGCGGCGCTCGGCGGCGTAGGCTCGACGATGGTGGCGGTGGCGGATGCGGTGACCGTTGACTCGGCGGCCTTGCCCGCAACTGGCTCTTCGCCAGGCTCAGCAGGATCGGCGCCTGCCGGGTTGACCTGGTCGAGCACGGACGAGATCGACTCTGACGCGGATTCGATGGCGGCGACGGCGTCGCGCAACGCCTGCTCGTTGGTCGAGCTCAACACGCGGCCGGCCTTCGAGACGATGGCAGCGGGCACGCTCACCGACACGGGCGAACCGGCGGCGATGCCGCGCGCCTTGGCGACTTGCGCAATGGTCGCGAGCTCCTTGGGCACCCACAGGCCAGCGCCGCGCTCGCCGTCGAGCACCTTCTCGGCCCACTCGACGAGCGGCTTCGTGTCGACGCCCATCGACTTGGCGCCCTGGAGTGCGTCGGGGTTGGCTGGCACCGGGCACGGGCTCCACTCGAGCAGCTCTTGCTCGAGGAAGTCCATCGCGAACATGCCACGCGCCTCGTTGAACGTGTACACGATCGGCTGGAAGCCGACCGAGCACGCGTTGATGACCTTGCGAGCGATGAGCTGGCAGATCATGCGGGCGAAGGGGTCGATGTCGAACGTCTGCGAGAAGTCGGCCTTGGCGCGGAGCTTCGACGCCTCGGGCCACACTGCCGGCGAGGTGGCGATCGGCGGGCGTTGCTCCATGGCGTTGTGCGCCCAGAGCACGACGGGATTCTTTCTGTAGTTGTCGAGCTTCCACCCGTCGAGGGCGATGGCGTCCGTCTGACGGTCGGGGACCTCGCTCGAGATCGCGAAGTCGAAGACCTTGGCCTCGGCCTCTTGACCGGGCTGCACGTCGAGTGCGCGCACCTCGTCGCAAGCGTAGGCCTTCATGATCGCCGCATCGGCAACGGTCGCCGGCGCGGACTTGGCGGCCTGCTTGAACTCGTCGAGGCTGTAGCGCTTGAGCTTCACCAGGCCACGGTACGAAACGGCGCGGCCGCGAACCACGCGAAACGCCGGAACGATGCGAGCGGCAACGCCGGGCGTGGCGCGCGAACGCCCGTAATCATGGCTCGCGCTCGCGTGCGGGCGGTCAGTGAAATTTGTACCGGAAGGTTTAGGCGTCGATGAGGCGGTAGTAGGTCGTGACGACCGCGATGCCGGCGGCCGTGCCCGGCTGCGTGAAGGCCGAGGCAGCGCGCAGCACCAGCGCCTTGTTGACCAGAGCGGCGCCGGAGAGCGGCGCGAGTGCCTGGATCGAGCTCGCCGCGGCACCGAACAGCGCCGCCGCGGATACGAGGCCCGTGGCTGCCGCGCCATCGGCGTAGCCAGCCGTGACGTTGCCACCGCCCGTATAGGCTGCCGTGTCGCGGGCGTAGTTGACGAGGATGGCGAGCGGAGCGATCACCTTGTTCGCGACCGCAGCGACGAGCGTGACGCCGTTCGCCTCGCCGAGCTGACCTGCGGAGCTTCCGACGATTGCACCGTCCACGCCGGTGCCGTCCTTGTTGATGGTCTTCGAGCTCGAGAGCACGCGCTGCGGATTGGCGAGCGTCACCACTCCGGCGGCGTTGACTGCGAGGTCACCACTCAGCGCCGCGGCGCACACGCCGGCGCCGAGCTCGGCCGCGGTCGCGAACGCACCGACCGCCACGCCGTTGAACATGATGTAGATCTTGCCGTTCTCGATGAACAGGCCGGTGACCTCTTGGTTTTGGTCAATGGGGCGCATGGGTCTCCTCTCGCTGGCTAAGCCAGGCGTTGCAGTGCTGCGATGATGTCGTTGCGCTGGCCGGAGAAGCCCTTGCGCAAGGCGGCGATGGTCTTGTCTTCCCACGGCACGAGCTTGCGGTCGTAGGCCTTCCAGATGGCGGCGCGGGCCTCGGCGCTCTTCGGCTCCCCGCCGACTACCGCCGTCGTAGTGCAGCGGCACATGCAATCTTCCGCCGGATCGCCGAAGTCGCCCGGGTGCATCGCCATCTTCCCATCGACGACAAACGGATCGTTGAGCGGGATGGGCGGCTGCGCGCCGAGCTCTCGATGCGTGTCACGCGTGCGGTCATCCGGCGTGTCCACCCACTGCTTGCCGTCGACGATGCCGCTCTGGCCGTAGGCCGTGAACGTGGCGAAGTTGCTCGAGCCAAGCACCTCGGTCCGCGCGATGTTGGTCGCGCGCCAACTATCAGCGCCGTCGAAGACCTCCGCGACGCGGCCGGCGAGTTCACGGCTACTCTCGCCAGCCTGCACGCCTTCGGTGAGCGCGTCGCGCAGCTCTTGCTTGGTCGTCTCCTGTACGAAGCCGCCGAGGTGCTCAAGCGACAGCTTCTCGAGGTGCTGGGTCACGAGAGGGTTGAGCATCGAGAAGCTTGGGTCAACGCCGAGTTCGGCCAGGGCGTCGCTGCCCCACTTCTCGATCTCGTCTCGGAACAGCTTGTCGATGTCGACGGTGAGGCGCTCGGGCCGGAGGGCTTCGAGGATGGCGTCTACGTCACCAGGGCGAAGCTTGTCCTTGTGCACGGCTTTCGCCTTCGCCGGCGCGGTCGACTCGGGTGGCGGTGTGTCCGGCGTCTCGACCTGCGGCGCGTCTTGCGTCGGAGCCGTGGCGGGTGCGCTCGGCGTCGGCATGCTGCCGCGGATGGGGCGCTCGATGGCGCCGAGCGTCATCACGTACACGTCGTCGACAGGGCCATGCGAATCCTTGCCGAGCGACTCGCGCCACTCGCCGCGCGAGAGCGCTGCGGGGTTCGCTACCGCCGTCTTGAGCCAGAACTCTCGGTCGTCGGGGATCGGCGACACGAAGCCAAGCACGGCGCGCTCGTCGAACATTGGCACAAGAGCGTGCTGCAGGGTGCTGCGGATGAAGTCGAGGCGAGGCACTATCACCCATCGCGCGAACAGGTAGTCGGCGGCGTCGATGGTTGCACGGTTGCTGTTCGTGAGGATGCCGAAGATCTCGGGCGGCACGCCGAAGGTGTGGATGATGATGTCGCGCTCGTACTCGCGCAGCTGCGTCATCTGGTTCGACGCGAACGACTGCGTCAGCTGCTTGACGTCGATCTTCTTGTTCGTGAACGAAACGCGGTGCGCGTTCTGGTGTCCGCGGAACTTGGCGAGCCATCGCTGCTCGGCGGCCATCACCTGCTTCTCGTCGGCGCCATCGAAGCTCACGACAGCGGCAGGGATGGCGTCGTTATAAAAAAAGCTCTTGATAAACTTGGAGGCGTACTCGTCGGTGTCGAGCTCGTCGCCGAGGGCCTCGGCGATGCCAGTGCCGCGGCCGTATGGGTTGGCCGGGTCGGGGTCGCGGAAGTAGACCACGTCGGCCTCGGGCACGCGGCGCTCTCTTCCCTGCCAGCGAAAGAGGAAGAACGGCTCGGTGGGCGTTGCGATCGACACGCACCATGCCGGCGGCGCCGGCCAGATCTCGACGGGCATGCCTAGCCCGTCGCGCTCGAAGATCCAGAATGCCTCGCCGTGGATGTCGAGGTGGAGCTGAGCGATCTTGATGCACGTGGTGCCCGGCAGGTGCGGGTTGCCGTTGGAGAGCAGGCGCAAGAGCGGATGGTTCTCGTCTGCTACGGGCTCGAGATTGCCGGCCTTGCGCATCGTGGCGGCCATGCGCTCTCGGTGCTCGAAGCTCGCGCGCTGCAGCGCGTACGGGTGCAGCACCTTGCCGCCCTTGCCGGTCACCGCGCGCTCGAGTGTGAAGGGCGTCGAGGCGACGGCATAGCCGATGCGCCCGCAGACCATGCGCAGCGCCGGCGAGATTTTGTAGGCCTCGGCGAGCTGTTGAGTGCCGCGCTTCGGCGGCTGACGGTTGGCGAGCAATTGCGCGACGGTGGCGGTCTCGGCGGCGCGCGTGCTCTCGGCCTTGCGGGCCTTGGTCTGTGCCCGGCGGGCGCGGATTCCATCGAACATACGCCGACGGTAGCGCCATGCCGTGCCCGAGGTCAGCCGAAGAGCGCCGCGCGGCGCAAGTCGCACCAGCTCGGCGCGTCGGCAAGACGCGGCAAATAGGCGGTTCCCGAGGCTCGCGGCGGATGGCGGTTTTTGTACCGGCTCACACGAAGACGAAGCCGGTCGTGCCGTATCTGCGGTTCAGGTACTGCGTCAGCGCGTCGACCTGGTCGTCGTTGGCGGCCGCAGGGAAGGTCGTCAGTTCGGCGATGAGCGGGCGCACCCAGGGGTAGAGCGCCGGGTGCGGGAGGTAGACGTTGCCGGCCTCGACCGTAGGCGCCACCGCATTCGCGCGCGCGACCTTGCCACCCTGCGGCTCGATGGCGATGAGCCCGGGGACCTCGTGCTGTAGCATCTGGATCACGGCCGATCCGTTGGCCTTGTCCTCAACGAGCTTCTCGTGCGCCTGCGGCCAGCGCTCGGCCATCATGCGGATCGCCTGCATCGTAGCGACGATGTCCATCTTGTCGACCACCGAGTCGAGCAGGAACGAGTCAGCGCCGAGCTCGGCCCAGAGCTGCCCCGCGACGTTGTCGCTCGACGCCGTGCCCTTGAATGCGCAGTCCCACGACTGGCGATGCGTGCCGAGGTCCGCGGGCAGCGCGATTTGCTGGCACTCGTGCCACGAGCCATCGGGCTTGCGCACGCGCTCGGGCGCCGGTGGAACCGTTGCATCAGCGGGGATCCAGAACCGCAGCCACCAGGACTTGAAGAGCCCGCCGCCGGAGGGCGCCGGCTGCTGCGCCATCTGCCCCGCGGCGCCGTAGCTGCCGAGCTTCTTCTCGATGAGCGCGAGCTCGGCGCTGTCGTAGCGCTCGGGCCACAACAACTCGCCGGCGCTCGTGCGCGGGTCCGACCACCCGATCGAGGTTGTGCAGCGTCGCTCGGGGTCGAAGCGCGCCGGAAGCATCAGGTGCTCGAAGCCTCCGACCTCTGCGAGCACGTGCCCAGTGACGTCGCGCTCATGCAGCCGCTGCATGATGATGACCTCGCAGCTCTTGCGCGGATCGTTGAGTCGCGTCGACCAGGTCTCGCGCCACCAGTCGAGATCGTTCTCGCGGATGGTATCGCTCTGCGCGTCCTGCACCTTGTGCGGATCGTCGAGGATGAGGATGTCGCCGCCGTCGCCAGTCGCTGAGCCGCCGGTCGACGTGGCGATGCGGTAGCCGCCCTTGTCGTTCTCGTAGCGCGTCTTCTCGTTCTGGTCTTCAGCGAGCACGAATCGGCCGCCCCAGCGGGCTTGGTACCACGGGCCCTCGATGAGTCGGCGTGCCCGCACCGCGTCGCGTCGAGAGAGTACGATGGCGTAGGACGCGCTGAGGAACTGTCGCGAGGGTGTGCTGAGCCAATCCCACGCGGGCCAGAAGACGGCCACGGTCAGCGACTTGGCGTGCCGCGGCGGGATGTTGATGACGAGGCGACGAATCGCGCCCGAGCTCACGGCCTCGAGGTGCTCGGCGATGGCGTCGACGTGCCAGCCATGCGTGTACGGCGTGCCCGGCTCGACCTGCGACCACGCCTGCCGGATGAACTGCGATAGTGAGCGCCGCGCGCGCTCGGCGGCGATGTCATCCCGCGTCGGGAGTTTCGCCGGCCGCGACGAGGATGACATCGAGCGCCTCAAGTTGCTTCCCACTCAGCTTCGATAGATCGAAAGTCGGAACCGTCTTGATCGGACCGCCGTTCTTCCCAGTGAGCTCGTGGCGCTCGACCCGCTTATACTTCTCGGGCCGCAAACCGTTGAGCCTGAACATGAGCAGCGTGTCGCTGTAGCGCCGCACGTTGCCGCACTTGGCCCCCTGGTAGAACACGGGTTCGTCCACACCTTCTACCGCGCGCCGGTCGGCCTCGGTCTCGAGCGTGTCGACGTACTCATCGAGCGCGACGTGCAGCGCAGCGGAGAACGCCTCGTCCGTGTTCTGCCAGTCGTAGACCGTGCTGCGGTCGACGTTCGCGAACTGCGCCGAGGCCTTGATGTTCCCCGTTCGACGGTACTCGGCAAGGAAGCGGTCGCGCTTCTGTGGCCTTTTTCGACGTGTTGGAGAAGACGGCCGGCGTCGCACCACTCCCGAGCGCTTCCTGCTCTTCTCTGACGCCGTTGACGCTTTCCGCTTCATGCCTTCACCTTGGACCAAAACGGCGGCCGTCCGATAGCTGAATCGCCCGCGTCTACCGCGATGACCTCACGCGTGTAGAGCTGGCGCTCGCGCTCGTCACGCAAACGCACGTTGCGTAGCCGCTCCTGCTCGCGCTCTTCATCCTCGGTCACCTGGCGGCGCAGGGCCTTCATCACGTAGGTACCCATTCGGATGTCGTTGCGTTGGCAGAAGCGCTTCACGCGCTCGTGCACGTCCGGCCTCACGTGCAGCATCCTGCTATCGTAGCGTCGCATCATCGCCCGCTGCCTTTCAGTTCGGACCCTTCACAAAGTTGTCGACCACGCGCACGCACTCCCACGCCTCGGCCTCGTAGGCGCGCGCCAGCGCGAGACACGTTACGAGCTGCGCCTTGCACGGAGCCGAGCGCGACAGCCCAACAAGCAACCCGATGCAGTACGCGAGCACGACCAGCAGCATGGCGAGCGTGCGCCTCATGGCTGCCACCCGTCGCGGACGGCCGCCTTCACCAACTTGCTGAGCCACCGCTTCATGTCTCTGCCGTTCGCCGCGCAGAACGCCTTCGCCGCGGAATGCGTCGCGTCGGGAACGTGCACACGCGCGTTGCGTGGGGTCTTCGCTGGCTTCGCCTCGCTCACAGCGTCACCAGCCCATCGCCGGCGGGCGCCTCGAGCCCCCAGCGGCTCCAGCCCGGGGCGGCCTCGCGTGCGAACAGCTCGATGCGCGGGACGTCACCCATGAGCT